ACGTAACCTCAAACAAATAGAGAATAAGTGCTTACATAAAACTTATGACGTAGAACAGAACGTCACTGACATGATGAGAGCACTGTCTGGTGTTCTTAGGTGGGTGGAAGATGTTCAGCAAAAACCACAAAAGTAAGACTAAGGATGAGCAGGAGCATCTGGCTGCTGTCGCTTCGCTCCCTTGCTCACTCTGCGCCGCGCCGCCGCCTTCTCAGTGCCACCACATTGAACAGCAGAAACACTTCATCACGGTAGCGTTATGTGCAGACTGCCATGCCAACTGGCACGGCACCAAAACTTTGTGGCGCATCAAGAAGTGGGATGAGTTGGACGCCCTTAACGAAACCATCAGGAACCTGTATGCAAATAGATCGTGAGATTGTGGAGCAGGCGCTGGAGGCATTGATAACAACTACATCGCCCAAGAATTGGCACGCCATCAACGTTCTTCGCGCCGCTCTGACGCAGCCGGAGCCATGCCGCTATCCCGATTGCGTTGACAGCGGGCCAGAAGGCAAATGCACCCGCTGGCTATTGGCCGAGTGCTCAAAGAGTTCAGACTTCAAACCCCATCGTTCAGCTAAGCAGGAGAATGTATGACTGATCTTCGTACTGCTGCCCTTCGGGCGCTGGAGGCGTGGGATACCACCCCGCTTCTCAAAGCTGGCGATGGAATGCTCCAAGAACGCATGGAAGATCTGCGTGCCTACTTGCCCCAGCCAGAAGACAAAGCCCAAGCAGCCTTTGAGCATTGGGTTGAAACAGTAGAGGCTACGCTAAAGCCAGCCCCGCCAATTATCAAACCCGAGATAAAGGTTGATAAACCTTGGCACGGCCTGACGGACGATGAGCGTGACTACTTCAGAGCCTGCGGGTTCGTAGGTGTTAGCCGGGTAGAAGAAGTGCTGCGTGCGAAGAACTCTGTATGAACGACCCATTCAAAATTAACGGCCTTACCTGCATCTCTTTCTCAGGTGGGCGTACCTCTGCGTACATGCTATGGCGTGTGCTTCAGAGCAACGGCGGCTTGCCTGATGAAGCCAAAGTCTGCTTTGCCAACACTGGAAAGGAAGAAGAAGCCACGCTAAGGTTTGTAGATCGGTGCAGCAAAGAGTGGGGAGTACCGATTACTTGGGTGGAGTACCGCGTCGGCCCTGCATTTGAAGTTGTTACGTTTGAATCCGCCAGCAGAAACGGCGAACCGTTTGAGGCTATCATCCAGCAGCGCGGTGGCTACCTGCCCAACAAAGTTGCGAGGTATTGCTCTTCTGAAATGAAGACCCGCACCATGCACCGCTACCTTAAAAATTTAGGGTGGGAAGACTGGGATACCCTGATCGGTATCCGCGCAGATGAGCCGCGCCGCGTATCAAAATTTAGAGCCAATCCTCGCCCAGAGTTCAAAGGCGAAGAGGTGCATATGCCTCTGGCTATTGAACAAGTATCGGCAGAACAGGTTGGCGAGTTCTGGGATCAACAATCTTTTGATCTTGAACTACCCAACATCAACGGCAAAACGATGCACGGCAACTGCGATCTGTGCTACCTAAAGCCAGCAAGCCAGATTCTGAGCCTGATACAAGAGAAGCCAGAACGCGCAATCTGGTGGGCCGCTATGGAGCAGAAAGCAGAAGCCGTTGCCGACTCTGCTTCCCGTTTCCGTTTAGACCGCCCCTCCTACGCCCAGATGGCAAAGTTTGCCGAGCAGCAGATGGATATGTTCTCCGACGAAGAAGGCATAGCCTGCTTCTGTGGGGATTAAATCTTCGCCATCTCCCGCAGTTCCTTGACGTTCACTGAGCGCAAAATTTCACGCTCAAGTTCCCTCAGTTCCCGGATGTTTTCTGCTTTCTCATCGGCAGGCATCTGGCTCTCAGGCATGTTCGTGATGATGGTCATCCTTCTACGGATGTCTGACAAGTGCCTGTTAATTTTGTCAACACCCTTAGCCATGCCTAGACGGATGGCGTTCTTCTCGTCTTCCAAGAACGCTTGAATCCCCTCGGGGCTACGGGTCTTGATGTCGTTGAAGGTGTTGGCCGCTTTCTCTACTGCATCGCGAAGCACGAAGAAGTCGTTCTTCAGGGCTGATTCTTGAGGACGCTTAAGCAGGCCAGATGTACCCGGCAGCGCTGCAAGCATCTCGTTCGCTGACATCTCCGGTCTTGAAACGTCAGGATCAGAGTGCAGGAACTGATTCGTTCCAAACAGAACCAAACCACCGAACGAACCCAGCATGCCACGGATCATGTGATCTATGGCGATAGGTGAAAGCCCTTCAAACTTGCCTTTTTCCAAACTGTAGGACAACGGCACGTTGGAAAGTATCTTCGCCAACTCTGAAGTCGAATCCCGGAATTGTCGCTCGATTTCCTTCTGCTTCTCAAAGGTTCCGATCAAGGGTTTACCCTGAAAGAAGTCGTAGTTGATGGCTACCTCGATGGCGGGCTTGATAGCCGTGGGGAACGGTGTCGGGCTGGCAACCGCGCTGAGAAGCGCATCAGCCATTGACTTCCTAAACTTAGCGCCGTCCTCATACCCCTTGTCACTGAGTATCAGGTACGTGTGCTCAGCGACAATTTTTGGGAAGAGGAAGAAGTCAGGCCGCAGCGGAATCCGCACACCACCAGATCCGGGAATGGTCAGCGTCCGGTCACGGATAGCAGCAGGGGTTTCTGCGTAGTCCTCATCATCCCCGTTCGCCATCGCGTAGAGCATGGACAACGCCGCCACGGCAGCAGATGTAGTGGCTAGGGTAGTCAGTGCTTCCTTGCGTTCTGACGGAGAGATACCCACCCCAGACAGAACACGATAAGCAACTCTCTGAGCGGAGAGGTAAGCATAGAAGAACGGGACGGTTTGGCCCATCACGTTCAGCATCTTGCTCGTGCCACGGCGGCGGAAGTTGATGATCTCAAACGCCTTCTCAAGAGCCTCAGACTTGTTCAGTCCTTGCTGCATGGATGCCTCATACACCGCTTGACGCACGGCGTTATCGGCAGACATGGCAATGTGCTCCATGAACTCCTTGGTCTTGCCCCATCCACCTTTGGGAGGCTTCAATCCGGCATAGATTTCAGCGTCATTGCGGATAATCGTCGCGGAGAAATCTCGCACCCCCACAACGCCATACTTGGTCAGTTCGTTGTGTGTCTGGCTTGTCTTGGAAAGAGTCTTAATAAACTCCTTCACCGCAAGGAATGGAATCTTCAAAGCATGCTGCGTCTTCAGACCAGACGAGAACATCGCCGCGAAGGAATCCTGAGGAACCTGGGCAACAGAGAACAGCGGGTACAGAACCACTGACTGTCGCAGCACGTTCGATACCTTGGACATGAAAGTCAAGGTAGGAATGGAGACGTTCTGGATAGACGAGAAAGCCGGTACGAACAGGGGGTCAGCCATGTCGTACAACTCTTGCTTGCCATCTCGGAACGCACGCACGATGTTCATGCCGCGCTTTTGCTCCGTGACCTTGGTCGCCATCGGCTTGCCGTCAACCTCAATCTTCAGCGCCGCGTCAATCATCTGCGTGGCCTTGTGCGCCCGTATCGCCCGGTTCATGGCGTACTGACTCCAGCGGATCATGTTGTCAAAGACATCATTCACCGCCGCACCGGAGCCCTTCAGTTGGAACTCCTTGGACTTGACCTGAAGACCACGGATAAATTCTTGCGGGCCTGCGCCTTCCTCAAGCTGCTCCTCGCGGTAGTACGGAACGTAGTCCATGTTGTCCCACATGGCAGTTGCGTACTCGGGCGACCACAGGCCGCTGTTGACCATCACGTCAATGTTGTTCTTGCGGATGCCTTGCCAGATGTCTACCACTTCCTTGAGTTCAGGAATGGTCTTCACCAGAGACAGCCCCGGCTCCATCATCGCAAGTTGCTCATCAGAGACGAAAACCTTCAGGGATTCCCACTCTTCAATCTGCTTGCGGTCGGGCTTGGCCGTGGCACGCTCGGCCTTGATCTCAGCGTCCAACTCTTCGTTGCGCTTGATGATCCCCGGCAGTCGCTTGGCTACGAAGTACGTGTGAGCAATACGCTCCATCTCGTCCTTCGTCACGTTGTACTTCGTGGCTAGGTCTTCAATCTTCTTAGCCAAAGCGACAAAGTTATCTTCCTTCTTGACGGATTCCCACTTCTTCAGTTCTTCGTTGTACTGCAGCCCGCCGTCAATCATGAACTGGCTGGCAAGCGCGTCAGCGTGAACAGTCTGAGACTGGCTAGCCTCAAGCAGCATGCCCAAAACTTCAGGGTTCTGCTTGAAGTCACTGATGATGCCGCGCCTAATTTTGTTGTTGAACGCAGAGTCGCTTGAGAACACAGTAGTCTCAAACCAGTCCAACCACTTGGTCAGAGTCTTCTTGGCTGACTCCTTTGTAAGGGACGGGTTCTCTCCTGCGTCCTTCAGGATCTTCATCGCCTTCTCAGCACGCCCAGGCTCAGGCGGCTTCACGCCCATGCCAAGAGAGTTAACGATGGAGATAGCCTGCTCTCCGGGGTTGCGCCCGCCCAGGCTCTTACGGATGTCAGCATTTGTAAGGCTGTAGTCTCCGTTGTTTTGCGTAGCAGATTTAATCTGGGTGGATTTGAAAGCAACGTACTCTGTGTCGCCTTCTCGTTCAATCGCTATGCCATCAAATCCAGCGGCCTCCATTGCCTTGCGATCAAACTTAAGTTTTCTGGCTTGATCAAGCGTTGCCGGATTTTGAATAGACAAGTAAACGGGATAAACCTCAGATTTTGGGCCAAGCGCGTACATGCTCTTTGCCCTGTTTGCCGAGGTGGTGAAATAAAACCCAGGACCATAGCTCGCCGTGACGTCTTGTCTGCTGGCATCAAACGCAGTGATACCAGACGGTCCGCCGTGGTACACCACCAGCGGCTCACCCTTCTCATCCACTACTTTGCTGTCACCAAACCAGCGCTTAAAGTTAGCGGTAGCCCTGTCACGCAGGCTCTTTGCTTCGCCCTTAGCCTCGCGTGCGCCTTCCTTCAGTTCGCCCTTCTCAACCTTGCCAAAGATTTGCTCAGGTGATTCAACCTTCGTAAGCGCAGATTTGATGGACTGGAACAAGTCCTTCATCCGCTTAAGCAAAGCCTGAAGCATCCCAGCGGGCGGCTTCGTGGCATCGAAGTCAGCAAAAGCATCGCCCACCGCTTCTTCGGTAATCTTCTCCATGTCCCCGTTGTACTCACGCATGTAAGCGTCATACCGGGATTCTTCCCCTGCCTTCAGGGGTTTGCCGTCTACGTTCCTTTGCTTGAGGTACTGGTCAATCCACTTGTCCTTTGCCATCTTGGACAGAGAACTCCACTGCGCATCAGTGAAGAAGCCCAGTTCTCGCAGGGCGTGGATAGCCTCGTGCCTCAATGTCCGAACGGGGTTCGCGGCATCAGCGGCAATACGGATCAGTTGCGCGGCATAGGAGCCGGAATCAGTCATCCCATCCAGAATCTTCAGGCCCACATCCTTCAGGCCAAACTTGTTCAGGAGACTGCGTAGGGTCTGCTCAAAGGCTTGTACTTGCGCACGCTCACCGCCAAGGGAGTACAAGTAGTTCTCTTTAGGCGCGTACTCGACATCCTTAGCCAAGAGGAACTGGCCCACTTGGTACATCTCTGAAGCAGAGACGACAGGCTGAGTTGTCTTCCTGTCGTAGAAGTACCCATGCCGAGAAGGATCAAAACCGATCTGCTTCCAGGCCGGGTCTTTCATCAACTCCTTGACGCGGGCGTAGGTTTCCTCTGGGCTCAGGTTGAACCACGTACCTTCTGCCGTTTGCAAAGGTTCTTTGATGGGCTCAATGCCCATGACCAAACTTTTCTCTTGATCACGCGGGGCGAAGAAGACATCTTTCAAATAACCAGTGCTGCCATACCCAATAACTTTTCCTGAACTCTTGTAAGGCTTCCCAGTTTTTGGATCGTCGTTCGGCTTGCCTTCATGAATTGATACGACTGGCACGCCCTGGTCACGGGCAGGCAGATCCATACGCAAACCAACTCGTGTGCCATCCGCAATCGGTATATTAATTTTTCTTTTGTTTTCTGCACCACGAATGGCTTTGGCCATGCTTTCAACAGATGACGGCGGATAAAGTGTTTCCGCTTTAATAGTTTCAATCGGTTTATAGGCGTCAACGTACTTCTCAAACTCCTCCCGAGACATCTTCTTTTCTTGAAGAAGTTTTGCTGCCGCTTGGACTTGCGGATGACGGCCTTTGGCCGGTGTGACGCCTGAAGTGTCTAGAGTAGGGGGCGCTTCTGCTTTGGGCGCAGCGGCTTCTACAGTGGGTGCTGCAGCCTTCTGTTCCGTGGTCAGATCGCTGTAGATAGACAGCAACTCTGTAAAAGCTGTGTCCCGCTTTACACCAATCAAGTTTGCAATCGTCTGGACAAACGAGTCCCAAGCAGAAGTGTTCTCGTACTTGATCTTCTTCAACAGGAACTGAAACACAGGGTTGCCCATGCCTTCAGCAACAAACTCCTGAATGCTTTGAATGCCATACGGAGCACGCCCAGGTCTGCCTTCCAGTTCTTTCTTTACGTGCTCGTAAAGTTTGTTCAACCTAGCAACAATAGGCTTTTGCCGCAGAGTTGGATTGGCGATGGATTGAACTGTCTGCGCATGAACAATCTCATGTGAGAGAACTTCTTCGCGCTTTGCGGTGTATTCAGGAACACGGATGGTATCTGTGTCTGCATCGTAAGCTCCCGCAACACCACGCATCTCTGCCGACCCAGTAGATGTCAGTTGAAGTGCGTTCTCTCCATATTCTGAAGTGAGATCTTCATACGCCTTCTGCAGTCTTTTGAAGTCTTCCTTTGTTCTAAGTTTGCTTTCGCCAATAGACAGAGGAGCAAACATGCTGTGCCCCATCCTGGCAATATCTTCCAAGCCCATGCGCCCAGCAGACTCACCGTTGTCAATAGCGTTAATTGTTTCGCCGCGAATGGCGTAGCTAAGCTCTGCTTTATCTGGCAGCGCATCTACTTGTGGTGCAAGTGCGCGGATCTTTTCTAACGCATCAAGGTGCATCTTTGCGCCATCGATGGACATTTGCCGCATAAGGGTGCTTGGCCCTGTATACGTCTCCTCTGCATTGCTATCAATGACAATTTTGGTGCCCAGAGATTTTGCCCGCTTGGCAATCTCAGCAACGATGACGTTCTTGCTCTTTTCCAAAGCAGACAATACGCCTTGGAAGTTGCCTTCCTTCGCAGCCTTCTGAGCAGGAAGATTTACACGGCCCCGCAGTGAGCCTGGATACGGTTGTGCTGCGCTGATAGCCTTGCCAAAAGCAATGCGCTCCTGCCGTTCGCTGGGCGTTTTTGCTGTCGGAGCTGCTGGTTCTACAGCAGATTCCTGTGCCGCAGGTGCCGGTACCGCAGGCGCAGCAGCTTTCTCAATCGTTGCTGGGCTCGTAAATTTACGCTCACCAGTGGTGCTGTCCATGTATGGCTGTGGCGTAACAAAAGACGCCAGACCATCAAAGTCAATACCTGTAAAGCCTTCCTCGTCAATTTTTGGCGTGACGATAGCTGTTACATCGCCATTCTTGTTGCGGATAACTTTTGAGACAACAACGCGATCACCGTCATCTGTGACGATGGTGTCGCCGTCTTCAAGCGTGTTGAGTGTGCTTTGAACTTGTGCCCGATCAGGCGCAGAGGGGGCAGTAGGCGCAGGCGTCTCAACAGCGGCAGGCGGAGTTACGAGTTCACTATCTTCCGCAACGCTAGGCTCAACGCCACTCGTCGGTCGTACGGCTGGACCTTCGCCAACTCCTTGGCTGACGGGAGTTTCTTGGACGCTCGGGCTTGGCGCAGCAGGCGCTGTTCGTACGGGCTGGGCTTGTCCACTCTCTGTCCTTTCTCTGATAAGGGCTTCCATCTGCTGGTTCTCAGCAAACGGGTCCACAAGTTTTGGCGCAAGCACAGGCAGGTTCACAAAATTAGTGAACGTGCTCACCATGCCCATGATGTTTTCTACACGAGCCCGCTCATCCTCAGTCAGCGGGGCTTCTTTGATGACACCAAATTTTTGGTTGATGTCATTGATGGCCGTGCTGGCATACGGGATGTTGCGGTCAATCAGATCCTGCACGCGGGAGAAGATGCGGCCTTCGCGGACTCTAGTGTCTACGTCAGAGATCCCACCAGCAGTAGCTTCTGCCTCGCTCTCAAGCTCCAGTTGTCTGCGGGCAAAGTCATTTGCCAGCTTCATCTCTGCATCTTGAGCCAGTAGCCCTTCAATCACTGCCGTTTCATGCTCATCGCGAATACGCGCCACGTCCAGCGGAGTTGTGGTCGGCGCGGGAGTAATACCGGCCAACAGTTCTTCCGTAGTCTGCGGGCGCTCACGTAATGCGCGTTGACGCTCAAGCTCTTGCTTCTGCTGCGGAGTCAGTTGTTCCAGTTCTGCTTCGGGCGCTTCAGGTGGAGGGGCTACAGGTGGAGCAGGCTCAGCCTCGGGGGCAACGGCAGGCTTACCACCACCAACCGCAGCACCAAGTCCACCGCCAGCAATACCTTCCAGCGTGGCAGCACTAACCGCACCACGGAACGTAGGTACATCAAACCCTTCCCGCTGCAAAGCGATGTTCTGCGCTACTTGCTCTTGCCCTGCCTGGATGGCTTCAGGCACAGCTTCCAGCGCACCGGCTTCTAGGCGGCGACGAACCGCACCCTTTGCTGCTTGCTCTGCTACGGTCTCTGTCGCTTCCGTACCAGTCTTGCCAAGAATCCTGCGTGCCAATATTGCCGCGCCGCCCTTTTCCAACGGGCCGACAGCAGCAGCACCACCCAGCACAGTGCCCAACAAAATTTGGTCAAGGTTCTTACCGTTGTACTGTTGGGCAAGTTCTGCCCGAGTCTCAGCGTCCTGCTCAGAAGCACCAGCGTCCTTCAGTGCTTTCTTGGTTTCCTCGTAGATGGAACCCTTGACCACACCAGCGCCCATGCCAGCGCCAGTCAGTGCTGAAACACCAGTGCTTACAAGCGCACCAGCACCAAGAATTTTGGCACCCAGCGCGCCAGCTATGACGGGTGCAGCAGTGCCTAACGCACTACTAAGAGTGTCAATAGGCGCAACTGAAAAAGCCTTGATACCAGCCTTAACCTGATCCAGCACGCCTTTGTCCTCCGCATCCTTCATGATGCGTGAGATCTCTTGCTGGTCGTTCTTGGCCTGGGCAGACATCAAATCTGCAAGGTATGTCTCAGCAGATTTAATGGTCTTGGATGTGTCAGACCCAGCACCGAAAGCGTCCGCGATCATGCGAACGCCTTGGACCGCGCCCTTGGCTATGCCCAGCGGTACGTCTGCAATCTGACGGAAGGCGCTCTCCTTTTCAGGCGGCTGGACTGGAGTCCCAAACTTTGAAAAATCCAGAGCAGAAGTTTGCTCTACCGGAGTGCCAAATTTTGAGAAGTCCAGTGCCATGATCAGTTCTTTGTGTACTCTTTGCCGTCCGCTGGGTTAATGTAACGCGCTCCCTTGGGCAGCGCATTAAATTCCGCTTGAGACTTAGGAGTTACCACGCCACCAGTAGGCATTGGTGCGCCATCAATCCCAGCCATTTGCGCCAACCTTGCGTTAACTTGCTGAAGTTGTACGGCAGCGGCATCCCTCTGCGGCTTGGGAAGGATGTAATTTTCAACTTGCTTTTGAAGATTACCTTGCAGCGTCTTTAGTTCAGCAAGATCTTGCCGCTCCCCCGCCGTTTGAGGCCCCCGACGAGCGGCTTGAAATCTTCCGTAGCCTTCAGGATCTTGGCGGAAGAAATCAATCTCTGTTGGACGCCCTAACTTTGCAGTGGCTTCTGATTCCATAGCGCCAACTTTGCGCTCTTCAAGCCCAATTTTCTCAGCATGCTCCTGACGCGACCGCAAGAGCTGTGACTTCTGCATCTCAAGCGCTGCAAGTTGATCCTCAATCTGAGATACGCGGGGTACATTGTTCTCACGGATAGCTTGCTGACGCTGCATCTCAAGCATGTTTGCTTGCCGCTCATTGGCTTGAAGCATCCGCTGATCGCGCTGGGAAAGTGCATATTCTTTACGTGCGGCTTCAGCGGCGGTTTCTTTACCACCCATGATGCCTGCCGCTCCGCGAGCCAGCGATCCAAGACCTTTGCCTCTTCGGGTATCAATGCCGCCAGCCAAGGCAAGCAGTGCTTGCGGGTCATCCAAAATTCCACGCTGTGCTCTTGCCAAAGCAGCATCACGTTGTTCTTTTGCCTCACGCGCCATCTGTTCACGTTCTGCGCGTTGTGCGGCCAAGTTCTCAGCCGCAAGAGAAGCAATTCCTTGCCGCCCCGCTAGAACATCTTCGGGTACACCTTGCCGCGTTCTTAGAGTTGAAGCCTTGTTGGCAAAATATTGTTCTTCTTCCGGCGTCAACGTTGCCTGCGGCTTTGCCAAAGAAACCACACCGGATTGGGAAGGTCGATTTCCTTCCATCATAACAATACGTTGACTCAACGCCGCACGCTCTGCTTCTGGCAAAGAAGTATCTTGTGCAGCAATCCGAAGTGCGTTTATAGATGCAGGATTGGTGATGTCAAACGTTGTTGCGCTAGGTTGGGCGACACTAGATCTTTCTGCCGCCACGGTGCCACGCGGGCCTTGTCTATTTGCCAGTGATTGTGCTTCAGGCGACATAGCAGGCGCAGGCGCTGGACGCACAGAAACAGATGGGCGATTAGAAAGAGCTTCTAGTTGTTGTTTGACCTGTGCAGCACGAGGATCGTTCTGCATCATGAGTGAGTAATAAGTTTCCTCTAGTGCTTTTAGCTGCTTTTCTTTTTGCTCGCGCTCAACACGCAGCGCTTCCATCTTTTGCGCACGCTCAACACGCAGCGCGTCCATTGCTTCTGCTTCTGGATTAGCCATCAACCCAAACTCATCCGCGCCTTGGTTAAAATATTGGACATTACCGCCGCGTCCAAACGCCACCGCCCCGCCACCCGCATAGCCACGCATCTCGCCGCCGTATGCAAAACCCGGCTCTTGCTTTTGATTTTGCTGAGTGAATTCGGCAAACTCCAACTCTTTAAGTTGATCTAACAACGCACTTACTTCGGCTGTTTTGCCCTGCGCCAATGCGTCTGAAATACGACGACGTATTTGTTGTTCAGGATTTTGACGCTCAGATTGCTGTGCTTGCGCCATTACTTGCTGTGCAATAGGTGGCTGCTGTGCTGCTTGCTGACCTTGGGCCATAGCCATTTGGCGCTGCACTGACGCCTGCGCCTGAGCTTGCTCCTGCTTCTTAGTGATCGCCGTGAGCACAGCGTACAACGGAGGCCCATCTGGACGAGGGTTTGCCATAAGCTGAACCAACTGCTGCATCGGCATCTGAGCCAGCGGGCCGACCATAGCTTGGGGCGTTGGTGCTCCCGGCTTTGGCATCATCCCCGGCATCGGGGCTTGTTGAGCCTGACCGGGCATCGGGCCCTGCTGGGGGCCTTGTTGCGGCATCAGCGATTGGATTCCTTGTTGCATCATTTTTTACCCGTTCGGAAAAAGTGCTTTGTACAGCGCCAAGCCGGAGAGCCCGCCCTGCAGTGCAGAACCAATCCCAGAGTCGCCTTCGCTGTAAGGCCGCGCCTGTAGCGGCAAACCTTGCGCCAAAGACTGCATGAACTGAGCTTGCTGCATCGGGTACTTCAGGGACTCTTGGAACTGCTGGTAGCCAAAGTCAAGCGGCTGCTGGGCGATGTCACGCTGCACTCCACCAGCGCGAAGCAGTGACTCAAGACCTTGAAGTTGTGTGCCAAACTGAGCGGTTCCCACGCCAGACAGCCCTTGAGCAGCGGCAAGTTGTTGGCGCAACGCATCCATACCATACTGAGCACCGAACTGGCGTGATGCTTCCGTCTGCTGTGCGCCTTGCAAACCATATTGAGCACCCAACTGAGCCCCGGTCATCTGCTGACCATATCCATACTGACGTGACGCTTCAGCCTGCCGCGCCGCTTCCAACGCTGCTTGCTGGTTGTACTGTTGCGCCTGCATCTGGGCCATCTGATTGGCCTTCTGGGCATCCAAACCAAACTGCGCTTGAAGCTGCGCCGCCGTCATGCGTTGACCTGAGCCAAACTGCCGAGATGCTTCTGCTGCCTGATCTGCACTCAGACCAAACTGAGCCTGAAGCTGCTGAGCCTGCATGGCTTGTTGTGCCCCAAATTGCCGTTCTTGAGCCGTTTGCTGCTGCGCCTGAAGCCCCAGTCGAGCGCCAGTCTCCGCACCTGTCATAGCTTGCTGAGCACCAAACTGGCGAGACATCTCCTGCGCCTTCTGGGCGTCGAGGCCAAACTGCGTCTGAAGCTGCTCTGCTGTCAGCGTTTGCCCCGCGTTAAATTGACGCGCCGCCTCTTGAGCTTGCTGTGCGGACAAACCAAACTGCGCTTGAAGTTGAGACGCTTGCATCCCTTGTTGGGACGAAAATTGCCGTGACATCTCCTCTGCTTTTTGCGCATCCAACCCAAACTGCGACTGAAGCTGAGCAGCAGTCATAGACTGACCAGCATTGAACTGGCGTGCAGCCTCCCGAGCTTGCTGAGAAGAAAGCCCAAATTGGGCCTGGAGTTGACGCGATTGAGCATCTTGCTGAGCGCCAAATTGTCGAGATGCTTCACCAGCCTGCAGTCCAGACAATCCATATTGCGCCTCTGCTTGTGCAGCAGTCATGCCCTGCTGAGCACCAAACTGACGAGATGCCTCAGATGCCTGACGTGCTTGAAGCAGTTGACTCAATCCTTTGAGGCCGAAATCTGCACCGAACTGCCGCGACTGTTCCCCCATCTGTTGACCTTGGAGACCAAACTGAGTACCACGTTCTGCGCCAAACTGTCTTGCTTGCTCAGTTGCTTGTTGAGCTTGAAGACCTAAACCAGCCTCCTGCATGCGCTGCTGCTGAGCACGATCAAACGCTTCCTGCAGACCCTTGGCTCGAACATCTCCAATTTGCGTACCAAGATTTTTTTGACGTTCGGCCTCCATGATGGCTTGACGAGAACCACCAAACGCACCTGCTTGAGCTAAACGGGCCTGCTCTGCGGTGCGGCTTATGTCCGCCTGACGTGTAGCTTCACGAGCAGCAATGTCAGACACACCGCCCGTGTACTGACTCATGTAATCTTGAATGGACTTTACCGGGCCAAGACCTGTTTGCATCTCCCGTGCTTGATAGTCAAAGCCCGGTGTAAATTGTCCCGCAGCATAAGACTGCGGCGACATCCCCTGCGTCATGTCTGAGGATTGATACGCACCTGGACCCCGAAACAAATTGCCAAATTGTGCGCCTTGGTAGGAAGATGGTGCTTGATATTGGCTTGTGAAGTCAGTTGTCGGTGTTGTAGATGGCGCTTGAAAACCAGCAGAAAATCTACCAGATTGATAGTCTTTTGGTGCCTGATACTGATTCTGGAACTGTGTCGCGGGACCAGCTTGATAGCCAAAATTGGATGCAAAGTTACCCGTCTGATACGGCGAAGGAAGTTGATATCCAGACGTAGCCGTCTGTGCTTGATACGGCGTCGGTCCTTGGAAACGATTCTGAAATTGCCCGGTCTGAAATGCGTCAGGAGCTTGATACGTTGACGCAATACCTTGAGCACCTACTTGACCGTAAGACGGCATGCCAGATGGTGAATATTGCGCCGGAGCTTGGTAAAAATTACCAAACTGCGTGGGGGTGTACCCCATGCCCATCGCCCGCGTACCTGCATCCGAAAACAGGTTTGTGGCAGTTCCGTACTGGCTCGGCTGCTGAAGGCTCCCAAGACCTGCAAACGCTAAATTTTGCAGGTTTCCAGGCTCTGCGAAGCGCTGACCTGTAAAAGGCTGGAAGGGCTGCTTAGCTGCAGCCTCACCCATCGACAAGTAGTTGTAGACGTAAGGCGCGAAGTTCGGGCTCAGCGTGGACTGAGAAGGATCGAGGTCGGGCGTGCCCGCAATAGAAGTCATCACGCTTTCCTTTCAAGCTGGTGCATCAGGGCGTAGAGCCCTTTGGTGTTGCGCCCCGGAGGGACATAGGCTTCACCGTTTGAGAGTCTGGCAGGGGTCTTACCGCTTCGGCCGTTGATCACTGCCGGGATGTCGTCGCTTGTGCCAGTGCCTGGGCCACGGATCATTGTCGCACCTGGGACCAGTTGCTGTATACCCCTTGGGCCACCAGCGCCGTCCACCGCACGCTTGGTCATCACGAAGCCGCCGTCTTCCATCTGAACAGCGCCGCCATTGGCTAACCCTTTTGTCGGTTGCGCGTACAGTCCCCCAATATTATTGAGCAGATTCTGATAAGCCGCATACGTTGGATTTTTTACATTTAAACTAGACTGCCAGTTATTTGTTCCAAAACCAATCAAATTTTGTTTGTCTCTAATAAAATTAGAGATGGCATTTTCTGCCCCAAGTTCTTGTATTTGCCCAGCCAACCGTGTTGTATCATCTGTAGAAAACTTTGCGCTTGGATCTACGGCTGATATTTTGTCTAACGTCTGCTGTACCAATGGGTTGGCCCCAAGTGCCGCAATTGTTTGGTTTAGTTGTTGCGCTTGACCACCTGCAAATGGGGAACCCGTTAACGCTTGCGACGTACCCTGAGATGCCTGCTGGCTAAGAGACGTCATTGCCTGATTTAGCGGCCCATACTCGTTATAAGTTTGCGCCAACATCGATATTGGCTTCAAACTAGAATCGTATCTGCCGGGTTGTGTTGCAACTGAACTGTTGGCAAACCTATTTTGATAGTCCAACCAAGCAGAATTGGCAGCAACTAACTCTTCTTGTGTTTTTGGTGGTGTTTGTTTGAATTGCTGCAGAGTCTTCTCTAGCTCTGCAAATGGTTTGGCCGCAAACTCTGATAGTTGCGTTCCAAGATCTTGTCCTGTTTGAATAGGCTGAAACACAAGCCCTTTATCCTCTGGGCTGTACACCATCTGCTGAGGCGTTCCAGGGGTGAAGCTACCTACGTTTGCATATTTTTGAGTATCAGCCGCGTTTTTTTGCGTCCCATACCAAGGCAACCCGCCCCCGGTAGCTGACGTGCCAGCGCCAAATGCGCTAGTTAAGTCAATGCCATATTTTTGAGCAAGTTCATTTATCGGCGTTGTGTTGGATGCACCAACAGTTTCTGATTTGCCGTATTTGTCAGCGAAAGTAAATTCTATTGGTTGACCCAAATAATCTTTTTTAACTGACAGCGTTGACTCAGATTTTGGATCTTTGTAAATTGGAGTTTGTGCTTGAGGTGTAGCTACTGCTTGCTTAATAGCTGCCACAAAAGGATCTTCTTGTGCTAAAGAAGCAATACCTTGCTCCGCCCCAGCCTGCCTTGTAGTTGCACGAGAAGCTCGTCCTTCGCCTGTCTGAGCTTGTGACCTAGTGCCGGACTCCATAAGGTCCACAGTAGCTCCAATTGTATTTGGATTCCATTTTCCTTCACTCCAATACCAACTTCTGTCACTACTTACAGGCACACTATATTCATCTGTTGGAACAATTAAGTTCCCAGAAGGCGGTTTGTTTGGATCGTCAAATCCCACGTTTTTACCAAACTCACGCGCTTCCATCCAAGCAATATCTGCTGGCGAGTAGCCAATAGACTTTAGCTGGTCAGATGTCACGCCCATCGCAGTAAGAATTTTTATGCGCTGGATTGGATCTGTTGTAGTTTCCCAATTTGCCGGCATTGGCAAATTTAATTTAGCAAATTGCTCTGCCGCAGTCCCCCGAGCTGCGCTTGCAGGCGCAGGGGTAGGTGCTGGCGTAGGTGCAGGGGTAGGCGCAGGGGTAGGTGCTGGTGCTGGTGTTGGGGCAGGTGCCGGAGTCGGAGAAGGCGTTTTAATCCCACCTTCAGTGCTTACACCCGACAGACGCTTGAGTTCTGCCCAATCCGAATCCGTCTGCGGGCCATACATGACCTCTGCAATACGACGGATGCGCTCATCGGACAGGCCGTAAGACGCTAAATTTTTGTACTCAGCTATCTTAGATGCAACAGTCCTTTCTCGGGCGGCTGGCCCCGGCGCAGGGGCGGGCGTGCCTACCAACCCAGGAAACGTTGGTGACTTAAAGTCCCGATAGTCTGGAGCGCCTGTGTAGTACGAAGACTTGTACTCAGCGATAGGACCGTACTTGCCCTGCACCATTGTGCGGGACAGATCCATAGCGCCTGGGTAGGCCATTTTGGTGCCGCCGCCTGTAGGTTTGGCGCGGTCAAGATAGTTTAGTGCTGCACCACCTAGGCTTGCAATACCCTGACCAGAAGTGGCAAATTTGGCAGCAGCGCCGCCCATACTCTTGATGGCATCAAATACTTTCTGCCACGAAAAACTTGTTGGATCGTCGTTGTATTGATCAAGGTACGTTTTCAGGATGTCTTGATCAATGTCGTCAACACCAATAGTCATATCAACCTCTCATGTACGGCGTTTCGCCGCTACGCAATCCATACATCAAATCCTCGTAATCGGGGATACCTGTTGCAGTTTGGTACTGCTCTTTCTGTTCTTGTGGGCGGTTCATCGCGCCCAACAGCGCAAACAACTTAGACCAGTCAATCTCATTCTTCTTGTCTGTTGTCTTTGTGGTGCTGGTTTTTGCGCCGCCTGTCGTAACCGGCTTAAGATCCTCAGCAAGATCCTTTTCTTTGATCTCTGTGCCCTCTAATTTTTCGTCAGGGCCTATTTTGGTCACAGTGCCAATGTCACGGATGCTGCGCGGAGATGTTACTACATCGGGCAGCACATCCCAGTCAGGGATGATTACATCTTTACTACCCGTAATATCAACGCTTTGATCCGTTGCTCCGCTTGGCTGATCTGCAAATCCTTGACCTTCATACCGCGCCAATAGACTTTCAATGTCTTCGTAGACATCATCAGAACCGGGAGTAAACGTAGGAGTTGCAGCAGTGTCTGCGCCAGTCCCCGCATATTCAGACAAAAGCGCGTCAATATCTTCGTTTCCTTGAGGCAAAGGCTCCGAAGTTGGCGCTAATGAAGCCATCAAGTCGTCAAAGTTTTGCTCTTCTTCCGCATCGTAAAAACCTGAAGTCTCTGCCCCGCCATAACCACCAGTTGTTTCTGAAGGAGAAGGTGTTGCGCCGCCATATTCTTTAGCTAGCTTTGTAAGTGCTCCAATATCGCCTTTTGCTGCCCTCTGCAGCAACGCAGCTTTAGAAGCGTAATCAGAAACTGTTTTAAGTTCTTGTGGAATATTGGCGCCGATGCCTGGAATTTGAGATGCTGCGCTCAGAACTTGCTGCCAATCCCCAGATTGCGCGGCTTTGCCAACCGATGCATACTTCCCGATATCTTTTAGCGTACTTGCAGTAGCAGCGTCAAGCCCAGGTATTTTGTCTGCAATAGGTAAGCCAGCAGCCAACGCACCAAGTATGTCACCGCGCTCCGCAGCACTCAGCGCACTTACAGCCCTTACAAGTGGCGCAAGTGGGGTAAACTGAAGAATTGGTCCGAGGTCTGCTGCGGCTTGTTTTGTAAGATCCCAAGCACTTCCCGGCTTCTTAAACTGCTGACTTCCAAGCAATTTACCAGATACATCGTATCGCTGAAACTTATCGCTTGTGCTGATTTTTGACGGGTCGTAAAACGTGTAACCTTCAATTGGCCCCGCTTGTTCGCCAGTCTCAGAACTTGCTGGTTGTGACTGAATAGCTTGCAGTATCCAATCAGGATGCTTTTCTTTTAACGCTGCCATCCAATCATTAGATGTGCCACTCACAATTTGGCGCAGTGCTTCTTCGGTTAGGTCTTCCATTACGTCAGATCCCAGAATGAGAGGCTATCGGTGGCAGTGAGTGTTGGTGCTGCATTGTCATATCACTGCGTCAAGTCATAAAACGTGAAGGTTCCAAACGCATCGCCTGTGGTTGCTCCAGACACTGTGCGGATCATGACTGTGTACACATCGCTGACCCCGGCAATTGATGCGCCAAGTTGCAGATCCCACTTGTACCCGGGTGAGTCGCTGATCACGTTGGTGCCCCCGCTGCCGCTGGCGGTCGTGTAGTTGTTGTAAACAAGCGTGCCACCGGCCACTGCTGTGGCGCTCACATCGTACTGCACATTCGGGTCAGATGGAACAGAAATCCACGAGGCCCCAGTCAAAGTTGTGGGGTTCTTGACCAAAGCCACTTCGTAGTTCTGGCTGGTGACCGGAAGCACTTCGACTTTGTTTGGGAGAACCACAGCACCCAATGCAGTGGAGGCTAACCGAATCGAAACAAGTGGCAAGAACGTGGTTCCGATGGTCGTGAGAACCGTGGTCCTACGCGCAAGATGATCCGCCGTAGTCTGCTGATACCCGCCCATGTTCTGCACGGAAGAACAAACCTGCTTCATTGCGGAAACAGACGCTGTCGCACCCGTGTTGGTGATTTCATACCTTACAGGTAAAACTGCTGTCTGCATGTAAACAGCGGTCTGCGTGTTGTCATTGTGGAAGATGTGGCAAATTTGTGGTTGGCCGTCTACGTAGAACCCGCAGCGCACATCTCCAGTACCCAGCCACTCAAAGTCCATGTACAAGATCTGGTTCTTGGTCAAATCCAGCACGCGCCCGCTTGGCCCGGTCCCATCCATAGGGTCTACGTTCCAGTCGGCTTGGTTGACTGTCCGCACATCACTTGGCGTACCAGGGGTTGGAAGTGAGTTTGAACGCAAAACAAACGAAATGGTCGTATTATTTTGCTGAAGAAACGCCCCGTTGTCCGTGTTGAAATACCCCACACGTTGGCGCAAATTAGCCTTCGGTGCGCCCATTACAAAGGTTGCAAGAAACGTCAACCCCTTGCCGGGCTGATACGGCATGTTACGAAACGACTGCCTGACAACCTGATCACCATTTGCAGTGCCTACATTTAGCTGTACGGCGGATTCGTACTGCAGGTAAGCGGCAGTTCCGCCACCCGTCAAAGCAGTATCAAACTGGTCGTCTTCCCTGTAACGGTTTTGACTGTCAAATATCGTGTAAGGTTGTGTTGTTACCAGCCTACCAAATGCGTCCAGAGAATTTATTGGGAAAGAGATTGGAACAGCGCTTCCGGTAGTTGCCACAAGTTGCCCCAGCAGGTTATCTAGTTGATTAAAATATAAGCGCAGGACGCTGTTAAATTTGTCGAAGTACTTCTGGTCGTACTCTTGCGTTGCCTGCGGAAGGGCCGGTGCAACAAACCGCCTGATGACGTTATAGATCAGCGCCATGTCAAGACTTTCTGCCGTCAGGCTTGAGATCAATTCTTGGTGAACCAAGCTGCCACGTAACACCTACGCCGTCTGAAGCAATCTTCATGGACATCTGGCGACCACGCACGCGGATATTGACCTGACCTGTGAATTGCTCAACGGGCACGACAGCACTTCTGACAATGGTCCCAGCATCTGATCCACCAAGCGAAGCGGGGTTGTTGTAGCCCGAGCCCGAGTTCTGCAGGGGCAGGAGCGTTAGCGTGGCGCTAGGATTGTTGGCCGTGGAGCCACGGAAGGTGATGTCAGGCAGCACCCGCCAGACGAACGAGAAGTTGTGTCCGTCGTCAATGTCGAACTCAGACGAGGTGATGTAGGACTCGATAGCCGTTGCCGAGCCCGTGGAGTTGTCATCCACACCAGACTCTTGGTACAGAAGCTGATCGCCGTAGGCCGCAATGGGGTAGTCGCTGATGATGCTTGCATCGATCCAGGCGGTGCGGTCCATCGTGCCGTAGTACCAAATCTTCTCCAAGTAGTTGTACACAACGTATTTGTCAGGCGAAGCCGTGTTGTTATCCGCCGAGCAATAGAACCACCAGACCTCGTTAAACCGCTCTACCGTTGAAGCAAAGACCTGCTCAGCTTGGTTGAGATTGAAGTCACTGAAGATGTACTGCCGCAGATCACAGGGAAGCGTTTGCACCCGACCGTCGTAGGCGTAAAACTTCTCCTCACCCATCCAGTAGGTCACGCCTGCTGCGGTGGTCATGGCCCGGTCGCTGATGAGCGATACGTTGTCGGCCAGAAGCTGAGAACCCCACACAATTGGAGGCCCAAGGTACTGCAAAGAGTACAGGGAGATGTCTGTCCAAACCAGAATCTCCTGACGAACCTGTGCAACCCCAACAATTTCTGAGCCGTGTGAAAGCTGCAGGCTACCCGCTTGGTTCGTCGCTGCGGGGGTCCAGTTAACCGCGCTTTCTTGGTCCGACCAGCGGATCAGCATCAAATTTTGGTCAGCGGTGCCGTAGTCGTTACACCCAAACGCCAGCACAAAGCGTGAAGAGTCCGAGACCATGATGAGGCCCTGCACCGTGGGGACGTCCGACGCGCCGGTCAGTGAGGTCAGGTTGACACCGCGAGATGTAAGACCGAGTGAGTTGTCCCAGTAATACATCGGCCCGTCCTTGGGGCCGAAGATCAGATCTTCACCGAAATTCTGCTGATTCCACACCCGCAGGCCCTCAAGCGATGTACTGCCAATACCCCACGCGCCACTACCCCAAGGCCCCGCGCCCCACCCAGACAAAGGCGTTTGAATGGCGGGGCCTGTGTTGACTTGGTACGCCGCAGTGACCGTGCCGCCGCCTGTGGCGGTGGAGCTTGCTTGGCTGGAAGCAGTGATGGTGTAGCTGTCAATTGTAAGCACGGTGATCTGGTATTCACCGTTGAGCGTTAGCCCGCCTACAGCAGTAGCACCGGAGTAGGTCACCCAATCACCAGTGATCGCCCCATGTGCGACATCTGACACCGTAACTGTCGTGGAATTAATGGTTGTTGTGAACGGATCTGTCAGCGTTACCGTGTCACGAATAGGTGTGATGTCGAAGTAACTGGAGCCATACATGATGTAGAACTTTTCGTTCGTACCCATGCCCAGCAAAGATGACCACGGCCACAGCGAACGTGCTGTACCCTCAAACGTACTTACGTTAGATACTTGATTCCAACCGCCAATTTTCTCGGGAGTACCGTATCTAAAACGTATCTTGTCACATGAAAACCAGCCACCCTCTGTGGTGTAGCGTGTATTTTCTCTATTGACGCCTGGACGGAGTTGCAACTTTTTTAGCATTGTGGTACCCTGTCCCTCTCGGCATTTTCAAGGAGAACACTATGTTTGTTTACATCTGGAAAAAACCGGACGGCACCCCGTTCTATGTTGGCTTTACAAAAAACAAGCGCCGTAGCAACCCCAAAAATAACGGTGGTCGCAACTGGCTTTGTCAAAAAACTTTGGATGAGATTGGCGCCCACCTTGTCATCATTGAGCTTCGACCCGTTAATTCTGCTAACGAAGGTACGGCTTTGGAGTGTCAGTTGATAGCTGAAATTGGGCGCATACAAACAAGCACTGGTCCATTGACCAATTTGACTTCCGGTGGAGAGGGTGCTCATTTGCCGACTCCAGAGCACCGAGAAAAATTGCGACAAGCTATGCTTGATCCTAACCATCCTGTGCGCAGTCCCGAAGCACGCGAAAGACAAAAAGCTCGCATGCGTGATACAGATGTCAAAGTTCTATTTATTGGAGATGCAAACCCAGCTAAACGCCCTGAGGTGCGAGCAAAACTTAAGGCAAAATGGACCGACCCCGCATATCGGGAAGCTATGTCTACAAGAAAAGTTCGCGGACCTGTTACATCTGAAGAAGAAAAGAACCGTTTACGCAAACAAATAGCAGAAAATCCCAAAATGAAGTCTTGGGCTGAACTAAACGGTAAAGATCCAGAATTTGAGGCTAAACGTATTGCGGGTTTGCGAGCATCACAAGACCGCAGGCTGGCAAAAATGTCGGACCCTGTAGCCTTGGCTAAAAGGAAAGCACGTTTAAAGGAAACGATGAACTCAGAGAAATACAAAGCTAAACGCGCAGAGTGGGACACGCCAGAGTACCGGGCCAAGCTGTCTGCTGCCAGAAAAGCGTATTGGGATAACAAACGTGCAATCAATAAGTAGCGCATATTTACCCCAGCAAAGCAATTTCTGCGGCTCTACGTTTCACCAGACCGGGCAGTACCTTGCCGCCACCGCGAACCCACAAAGCGAGTTGTTCCTTGGCGCCTTCCCAATCAAGCGCACGCAGTTTGCGCCGTAAGGTGGATGTCTGGAGTCTACCTGTACCCAGGTTGTAGGTGAAGTCCGCAATGGCGCAGAACGCCCGCCACTGTCCGTTTTGCACGCTCCAGGCAAAGAGTTCAGGGCAAAGCCGCATCACCGCAGGCGCACAGACTCGACGCAGTTCGTCCATGAGCCAAGCATCGGCTATCTCCCGCGTGATTGGCGGGTGATCCATAGTGACCTTGGAGCCGTCAGGCTTGTAAACGGTGCCCCAGCCGATGGTAGGGTAGCCAGCGGGGCAGATATAAGGATAGATCAGCCCGTCCTTGCCGAGCCGGTGAAGCCCCTCAAACTGCTTGCACAGTGCTACCGCTACATCGAGGTTCACGCAAGCCCCCGTGCTTTCAAAGCGCGATCAAGGAACCAAAAATTAATCGTGCCCGCGACCAAGGCGGAGAAGTCTGGAGACATGGCAGTCTTGAACACTTCCACTGGCGGCATGCCTTGCAGCCAAGCGTTCCATGCAAACCAGATGTGCACGAACGACCAGATAAACAGAATCCAGTAGGTGACCACCGGACGTACAGACGCACTGAGGGACGCAACCCAGCCGCCTGCGGCTTTGACCATCTCAGTCTGTTGGTCCATCGCGGACTTGAGCGCATCCAACACACCAACATCCACGGCCATACCGTGTTGAGCGCCGATCTCCTGCAGTTTCTGCGCACCGCGCAGCGTCTCCAGTTGGCACTGCTGCTCAAACATTTTCAGTTCATGCAGCCGCTCGTTCTTGCGGTCCATGAATTTCAAGACTTCCGGGGCGAGGCGGAACAAGCCCCCAAAGATCGAGCCCAGCAGGCCCCCGCCGAGGATGTCAAGCATGATGTCAGTCGTTCAATGCGGCTTCGTCCTGCGGAGCAGGCACAGGCACCTGCGGCATGGCTTGCGCTTGGATCTCCTGCACCAGCGGGAAGACTTCCGCGTAGGGGCGCGTACCGAGGTATTGCAGCATGGCGTTGATAAGGCCAAGGGTCAGGGTGATAGGGGTATCGGTTTTCATCAGTTGCTCCAAGGAGTTCCAGAGGCGGTTGTGGGGTTGACTTGAGCGTCAATTTTCCCTTGCACTGCGGCCTCATACGCAGAGACTTGGTTGGCACCCATCTCGTCCTTGACCCACTGAACGACTTGCGCTTCGGTGAGTTGATCGTAAGGGATGAAGTCGGGCTCGTGCGAGTCTTTGTGGGGCAGGCTGATCGTGCCGTAGACGCTGCCAGAAGCGGTGCCGTCGGTCTTGGAGACACGCCAGTGGGCAGTGGTCACGCAGCCGTCAGGCAGGGTGCGGTCGAGGGAAGAGATTTGCCAGTTCATGGTTGTCCTTTCAGGGGTTAGGCTTCCAGCGCCGCGACACGGGCGCGGAGGTCTGTGATGAGGGCTTGCTGTTCTTGGATGCACTTCATCAGCGCATATTGCAGGTCGGTCTGGTAGATGCTCAGGCGCATCTTGGGGTTGTCTTCTGTGCCCCAGTTGGACTCCATCACCAACTCAGGCGCGACTGCTTGAACATCCTGCGCGACTACACCCAGCGTCAGGCCGGGGTCATCTTCCGATTGGTCGATGTAGTTGAACGTCTGAACCGGGATGGCGCAGATGGTGTCGAGGTAAGACTTAGCCGGTGCGAAGTTGGTCTTCTCGCGGCGGTCGGACAGGTTGACGTCGTTGGCGGTGTAGTTGGCAATGCCGCCGTTAGAACGGATTCCAGCACGCAGTGTTGTCGTACCGTAGCAAGCAAGGAAGCTATTTCCGATTCCGTTTGGATCTAGCGCGGTGTAGTCAATTTCTATGCCATAAGGGTTTGTTGCGCTTGAACTGGCAATATAGGCAACAGGTTGATTAACTGTATTGCTACGCAACTCATGGTAATCGCCCGTTGAACTCAAATAAGAACCAAGATTACTCGCTTTAAAGTAACCCCCGCTCGTGATGCGGGCGCGTTCGGTAGCGGCAGTGTAGAAAAGAATTGGCACGCTTTGCGCGGTACGAATTTGGCAGCTGTTACTGCCATCAACGCCAACCAAAAATGCTGTCGCTGCATTGCCAACTTGCATGTTGGTGACGGTGCCAGAAGCCCCGCCATAAACCTCCAGCTTCGCCCCCGGCGAACTCGTCCCAATCCCCAGCCCGGTGCTGGTGAGGCGCATTTGTTCGCCCGCGCCCAAATAAAACCCAATGGGGTCATTGGTGCTGCTATAAACAACAGTTCCGTTGGCAATACCAAAAAAGCCGCCAGCGGAGTTATCTCGACCAAAATACGACGAACCCGAAGAATTAACAAACTGGGAAGCGGAATATCCAGTAGTCGTTGCCGTCAAACGAAGCCTCGGGTTGGCAGCGGTTCCGTCAATCAACTGCCCCGGAGACGCAACCCCAACTCCCAAATTCGTCCCATCAAACGTCAGCGCACTCCCGCTCGTCAGCACCTTTGACGCATTCAGATACGTCAGCCGGACGCGGTGCCTGCGGAAAGAGTCGGGTTTGAAGCCAGAGTCGTCGTCCCGCCCACAGACAAAGCTCCGCTCAGGGTCAGTGCCCCGGCAGAGTTGAACATCTCCAAAACATCAGTGCCGTCGCAATACAGGAACTTGTACTGGCCCGCTGGGACAGCGATTCCCGTGCCACCAGAGGTCTTCAGCGTCAGTGCAAAGCCACCCGTGGTGTCGTTCCTGAACACGTAAAATTTACTGACCGCAGGGCAGATGACGTTTTTGGCTTCACCCGGAGTACCCGTCGCCACGATGAACATCCGGCGTGCTTCGTCCGACAAACCGCTGTTGTTGCTCAGCGTATAAGCAATCCCTGCTCCGCCCCATGTAGAGATCGTAGTCGTACCGGCTACCGAAGCATCAAGCAGTTCCGTAATACCGGTGTTTACTGTATTGCCCCACTGCCCCCCAAGCTCACCTGTAGCAGGAAGTGTCAGACGTAGCGAGGTGGTGTATGAAGAAGGCATGTTTTACCTCAGTTAACTATTTGCGTCCAGTTCGGACCTTGGACCGTTGGGACCAGAACCCATCCTGCCGATTGGGTATCCACAACCCCTGTCCAATTTGGGTTTTGGTTGTTGGGCACCAGCCCCCAGACATTGACGTATCCTACCAGTCCAAGCGCTTGCACGCCAGTAGGAACTATGGTAGCGCCGCCCGTAACCGAAACGGTCCCTACAAAACCCTGCGCCTGGACCCCAGTGACTGGGACGATCAGCGTCAGATCAACTGTGACGGTGCCAACAAACCCTTGCGCCTCAACCCCTGTGGGCTGCACCAGCGCTGCGCCGGTGACGGTGACATCGCCTATCTGCCCTGTAGCCTGAACTCCAGTGACTTCTGCCGTTGCACCAGCAGTGACCGTGACCGTACCAAGCTGCCCCGTGGCTTGAACGCCTGTGACAGGGACCGTGATATCTGTGAAGGCGTTGACTGTGCCGACTTGCCCAGTGGCCTGAACCCCCGTGACAGGCACAACTGCTGCGCCAGTGACCGTAACCGTGCCAACTTGACCTGTAGCCTGGACGCCTGTGACCGGGACATCCAGTGTCAAATCTACAGTGACGGTGCCGACTTGGCCGGTGGCTTGGACCCCTGTAACTTGTACAACGGCACCAAATACAACTGTGACGGTGCCAACTTGGCCGGTAGCCTCGACTCCAGTGACTAGGACTGTTACATCGACGCCAATCGTTACCGTTACGGTTCCGACCTGTCCTGTAGCCTCAACCCCCGTAACCGGGACAACTGCCCCGCCCGTGGCGGTAACAGTGCCGACCTGTCCTGTAGCCTGTACGCCAGAGAGAAGAACAAGCGCATCACCCGTTACGGTGACGTTACCTACCTGCCCAGTGGCTTGAACGCCCGTCGCAAGAACGACGACAGAACCTGCCCCTGCAGATTGGAGCAGGGTAAGCAGCATGGATTACTCCAGCGTCTTTAGCTGATCCAGAGTCAGTTGCGTCTGCGAGATCTGCGCGTCAAGTGCTACCACCTGAGTCAAGTCCCCCACCGAAACGGCGGAGGCACGAGCAGAGTTCAGCGCAGACAGCTTGTAACTGACAAGCTGGATCAGTTCGGAAATGCTCATACCAGCACCACCATTTCCTGCGCGACCGTGGAGAGATGAGAGTTCAACAGAACTACATCGTAAGTGTCGTTGCCATCCAAAGCAGCGTAACAGGCAATTCGTTTACCCAACGTAGCAGCGCCCGATTGCAAGAAGTCCGTTGGCGTGAACGGGGCCAATACACGGTTTTGTACGTCGAACCTGTATATTTGGTTCACTGCCGATGCCACGTACAAATTGAGATAGAACATGCGCCCTTCATTGTCAAAGGGCGAATATCCACCGCATGATCCCACTGCTGGGAATGCACCGGGCGACCCGTCGTACACCACTGCACCAGTCCAAGTACCTGTAATTGAAGCCGCAATATCCAGTACATCCAGTGTTGCCGCGCCGCCACGGAAGAAATAACAGAACGACTGTCGCGCGTTTCGATTAGCGTCCGGCTGAATCCCCCACGATGGCATCCACATACCCGCCGCTGCGTTTGCGGCAGGGGCCGCGCCAAAGTACGTGGTTGACCATGCTGCCGATGCAATGCTGTTTGTGCCGTTGTTGACCGTGGCATCACCATAGTTGTAGGTGTAAACCGTGGTGGTAGCCGTAGAGCGCATCAGCAGCAAATTTGGCAACTCAATAACGTACTTGGCTGTTGACGAAGGTGTTACTGCCCAAGCTGTGCCAAGCGTGTAAACAGGCGAAGGCCCTGCGGTATGCGAAGCAATGATACGCCGCTGTCCAACTGCTGTGGTATTGGTTGTATCCTCAACAATGCGGATCTGGAAGTTGCGATACTCGTTTGCCAAAACAACTGCGTCGCCCAGCGTTGCCTGACCGGTAATAGATGAAGCGCCAGTAGCTGTTGCTGTCAGGGCGTAGCGAGAAACTACACCGGTATCGTAGTTGTACGCTCCCTTGATCATCCCGTCCCCGGGGGAATTGTCGTAAGGCGTGTACTGCTCGTCCAACACCATAATGTCGGAGTCGGTGCCAATCGTTGCAGGCAGGTTGGTAGTGCTTAGACCCGTGGACAACGTGTTGGACGCAACCTCAAATGAGCGCCAGATGTTTGCTGCTGTGGTGCCCGCGCCCAGCATGAACACGCGTCCAGCAATGATCTCGTATCGAGCGCCGGTAGAAGGCGTGAATCCGAATGAGGACAGCACCGTGATAGTTGGTGTCGTGCCCGCCGTGTTGCCCGTGATGTATCGCTCAGCAGTTTTACCTGCGGTGCCGTCGATGATACGCAGCTTAAAGCCGTACTCACCCGAGCCGCCACGGTTTGCCAGCATATTCAGGCCGACCGCCGTTGGGAACGCAGTAGAGATCACGACCGATGTGGTGGTCGCGCCTGCGGCGATGGTGCCAACCAGCCCAAGCGACGGAGCAAAAGCCATCGCAGAACCAGCGCCGAACGTGCCAGCAAGCGCAGGAGATTGAACTAGCGCCCACCCCTTTGTCACGATGTTATACCGGTTCAGCACTGTATTGCTAACCAACTGGTACACGAATGGATTGCGAGAAATGTCTGATCGCAAGTCAGAACACATCGACGTTGCCGCCGCAGAAGCGTTAGGCGTAGGCGCAACCTGCGACCACACTAACCGGTCAATAACTTTTTTGAAGGTGTTTGCCATTTAAGTAATCCTTGCGCGCACACACTGCGCCCATGCTACGCGGTTTTGATCTAGGATTTGCATACGCCCGTTATAGCCGTCAATGTTGTTGAGCGAAGTGATGTTGGCGACCGTGGTAACCGTGGTAACCGTGGTAACCGTGCCAGACTCGACAACCACCGTGCCCCGTTGACGCTGTAGGGACTTGTCATAGCCCATTGGGCTATTCAAGTAGTTCAACATCCTCACCAGCAGAAGCGCCATGTTCTGGCGCGTTTCTTCTGCAACGGTGTCTGACACCGGCATCGGATTTACGTCAGAAACATCTACCGCTGTGTTGTCCGCGCCAACGCCAATTTTTACGCGCTGGTGCAGTACGCCGCCGATGTCATCAGCAGCAATTACGGCACCAGCACCTGGGGTATACCCTACGTTGTCAGCCATAACAGGCTCCGGTTACGCAATCCGCAGGATAGCGTTCGTCGCATCATTGGTCGGGAACTGGATGGTAAACGTGCCACCGGTAGAGATCTTGTCCGATCCAAAGTCCAGCACCGCAACCGCTTTGTTGGATTTACTGGAGTTATAGATCAACGCCCCTCGGGCTGTGATGGTCGCTGTTGTCCAAGACGTATCTGAGAAGTCCACAAACGCTGTGGTCCCAGTCAAAGACACCGTAGCACCGCTAAGCGTGTTTCCGCCAGTGGTGTAGCCCCCGCCAGATGCCACCTCGTTAGAGGTCGTATACACCGTTGTGGATGCGTCCAAAGATGCTGCCGAGGTGTACAGCGCAATCTTGAATGTGTCGGTGTCCATGTCATGCTCAGCCAAGAAAAGCTGTTGCTTGAACGAACTGCACATTGCTTGAGTGATAGCCATTTTTTATTCCTTACTTAACTGGGTAACGAACTTGCCCACTACGGTAGGCATCTTGCCGCTGCTTTCCGTCGCCAAGGTTCTTCAACAAATCCATTGACTGCGCATACTCTTTGTCCATCATCGCCATGATGTCTGGCTCTTGCTTCATGAACCGAGCGGCTTCGACCATCACTGCGTTAAACAGCACAGAGTCAAAGTTGTCACCCAACCATGACGTACCAGCAGTCACTATGCTGACCGGGTAGTAGAAGTAGTGCAGTTCTGCCGTCAGCCCCGCGCTGGGCGTCGGGCCAAGGATGAGCGTCAGTTCCGTTAAATTTGACGAGTCAGGGCCGAACAGGGCGTAGTACTTTGGCGTGCCTGTCGTGCTGGGGTTTGGAAACGCTGAGCGGATGAAGTTTACATCCTTGTTTAGCAAATACTCGTAGTTCCCAGACCCATCAATTACCGCAAGACTGAAGACAGACAGGAAGTCTGTCGGCGCTGCAAGGTACTGATTCCCGCTTGTCAACGTGCCCGTGACGTTTTTGCGCAGCGCAGGAAGCTGCACCGAGTTGTATATGCGCTGCTCTGACAGCTTTGTCAGGAGCGCAAAATCTGTCGCTGAGAATGTGTTCTCAGTACTATCCTCCACGGCAGTCTGCAACTCGGTGTAGTTCATGCTTTACGCCATCGGCCCACGGGACATGAATCCGCGAGTAGCGGCACCAGACCCACGCTGCTTGATGCCGGTGGTCTTTGGGCCAGGAGAGGGGCTTTTAGAAATGTTGCCCATCACCACACACAGATCCCGAGGGTTCTCAGCCTCTTGCGGGTATGCCTGCTTGGCAGGCGGCAGTTTTGTGATCTTGCCCATGTTTCACCCCGTCTTCTGGTTCATGGCGCGGGACAGGTTCTTCCCGTACTTCATGCGATCCTCAGTGGTGGGACCGCCCTTCTTGAAACCCGGCGTCTTGCCGTGAGCTTCGCCAGCAGGCTTCTTGGCATGGGCTCGGAGAGCGGCCATTGCATCTTTCTTCATCATCGCTCCTTAGGAAACTTGGTACAAATTGGACTTTACGCGGTTTAGTCGGCCTGGGATCACTTGAAGATTATGAGGCACATGCAGCCCAGACACAAGCCTTCCGTTCAATGGCACGATGTGATCAACATGCCACGGGAAACCAAACATTTTTGTTCTTATGGCCGCAAGATCATACGCCTCATTAATTAACCAAAAATCATCGGATGTCAACCATTTAGGTGTACGTTGTTGTTTTGAAAGAACGTGTTTTTTTGCTTGCGCGTTTCTGTAGCCAGGGCGCTTTACAGCAAACGTTTTTGCGTTTTCAATAATTTTTTCAGGGTGCGCTTGTCTGTACGCGGTCAATCTACGCTTTTCCTTTTCGATATATCCTGGTTGCGTCTTATACAAGTGGTACTTTTCTTTTACATATTGCCTATGGCACGTGTTACACCACCACATAAGCCCATCTTTTGCGGTGCTTTTTTTGTGGTATTCGCTTAAAGGCTTAACCTCTAGGCATTTATTACACTGCTTCATGTTGTCGCTACCGTGACCGAGCCAACATATCCCTGCCCCACCAAGGCATTCGGCGTCAAGGCGGCATCAAAACTTCTGGAACCACCAACCGGGTTCCAGCCCCACTCAATCACTCGGCTACCCTCACCGAACGAGCCCGTAGCAGTCAGACCAGACGAGTACCAAGTGTTTGTGTCAGGGCGGGGATCACGGATAGCCTGGGGGTCTGAAACTGGGTACATACCCAGTTGTAATTGGGGTTGATCTGGGGTCCAGCATTGAGGACATGCTTTGATCGCAGTTTGCTTAGTCTTAACGACGAGATTCTTCAGCTTCTTGAGGTTGAAACGGAAACCACAGACATCGCAGAAACCAAATGCCTTTGCGCCGTTTGCAAAGCGATTGCTCATGAGATGAATTGTTGACGGGGCACGAACCGGACAGCGGCCTTTTCGCGGTCCTCAGTGGATGCAAGATCCCAATCCTGATCGTACTGCGCCTTTAGTACCTGCATCCGCTCCATCGCGCCGGGGATCTTCATGGACAAGTAATACGCCAGTCCAGACACCAAAGCATTGAGGAAACGGAATGGGATGTCTTGCGTGTACGTGCCGCCTGCACCAGCGTCCTGAATCCTGCGAAGCCGCCAGTAGACAAACGTGTACGTCTGAGAATTGTCAGGCGTGGGCCACACTGTGATTGTAGGGGCAGGTTGCTGGCGGTTGATCCACACCTGAATCGGCCTTGCCTGCTGTAGTTTGTTCGGGATGGATGAGTAGGTTGAGACCGAGATGCGCGTGATTGTCAGGTCAGCCTGCGTGGACGCAGAGCCAGCACCGGTGCGGATCACATGCTCAATAAGATCTACCGTGTCAGCGGGAAGTGTATACGTGGCAGTACCGGATGTCAGGACTTGTTGGCCCTGCTCAATGGTCCACATATTTATGCCACGATTTGCCCAATCGGCAAACAA